AAGATTTGCAACATAAAGTAAATGACTGTAACGACGAACGAATTTGGTCAACAGAATCTGTTCGCCAAAGAACCCCAAATGGTAGTAGAATCCTACAACCGTAAGGGTCTTGAATCGCCTCAACAATACGCAGAGACCTATAATGGACGCTGGGCAATGATGGGAATCGTTTCTGGTTTCATCTCCTATGCCTTCACTGGTAACTTCTTCTTCGGCATCTTCTGATGACTGAAGCACTTTTTACCGTCACAAGCATTGCATTCTTTGTACTGCTATCCTATTCTGTAGAACAATTATCTGAAACTTACTGATGGAAAACTCCCTTCTTGAAATTCTCACTTACTATGTTATTGGCGGTGCCCTTTTGATTGGTGCCCCAGGAGTATTCTTTTTTGTTGTATTCATGTCTGCCCTTCAAAATACGAAGGGTCGCATGGTTGGATACAAAGACCACAAGACATATGGCAACAGTTCCATCTACGAAAACACCCCTGGTGATAACACCAAGTTCTTTCTTGAACTTTCTCGGTGATATATACGAAGTAGATAGAACTATTTGACATGCCAAATCCAGATGCATTGTGGCAGGATATCCAGAAACTTGACGACATGTACGAAGAGTTAATGTGGCATCCTGACGACGAATTACAATTCACTCACGACGGTGAAAAAATTATTATTACGAACAAAACACTAGAGGAAAAAAACAATGTTTAATGAATCCGCAGAAAAACTGAATGGACGCGCAGCGATGGTTGGTTTCATCGCAGCAGTAGGTTCTTACCTTGCAACTGGTCAAGTAATCCCAGGTGTATGGTGAACGATATGTTAGTCATAGCAGCTTCCATGATAGGAGGGTTTATTTTTGCTGCCCTGTTGACTGATGGAAATGTTGATGATGACGATGGTCCAGACGGTGGTCTGATGCAACCCGCATACGTTCCCACCCCTTGACACGCACAATCGAATAACCTATAATTCGGGGGTACTATGCCCCCTTTTTAATGTTCGGACGGATTGCTGCCTTCGCTTCTGTAGCACTCATCAGTGCTTCTTGTGCCACCAAAGCAGTGGAGCAAAAAGAAGTTGTAAGTATTCCTGTGGAACCTTATGTTCCTACCTGGAAGTGTATTGACTGCACACCTGAAGAACAGTATGTCCTTAAACAACTCCAAGACAAAACTAGAATCACGGATAAAAATGCCCTGGCAACGATACTGGGAAATATTAAACAGGAAAGCAAGTTCTATCCCAACATTTGCGAGGGAGGGGCTAGAGTTCCTTACTCTGATTGCCATCGGGGTGGGTACGGACTCATTCAGTGGACCACTGAGAACCGTTATTTGGGGTTAGGCCGCTTCTGTGATAAGTATAATTGTGACCCTAGCAGTCTGCAGGGTCAGACACGTTATATGATTAATGAAATCCACTTTCAAAAAGTTCTTCCAGACTTTGAGGGCAGTGGTAAAACTGTCCAGCAATATATGATTCCCGCCTATCGTTGGTTAGGATGGGGTATCAAGGGAAACCGAGAGGTCTTCTCTTATAACTATTCAAAGAAGCTTGTTCTCGCATGATTGCAACACTTACATCTGCCCTGAAGGGTATTCTTGGCCTCAATAAAAATATTTCTGAAAAAGAAATTGAATGTGCTATTGATGAAAATATTGTTGAATGCACAGAGATGGAAGAAGAACCTTACACTGGTGTTCCTGCACCAGTAGTTCTCACTAAAGACCCCTGGTTTGGTTCTGCTCCTGTATCTGATGCCAATATTGATTATATGGAACGAGAACATGAAGCATTTAAACAGGATGCTTTGAACTATTATAATCAGGAAACCAAGGAGTCTCCTAACATTCATCAAGAGATGTATGAACTGGCAACCAAGAGTGGTGCCACAACTGTCCAACTTGATCCCATTGGCGGATCCGAAAACTTCCAAGGCGGCTCAGAAAATGTCCATCGATGATTGGCGATACAGCGATCAGAAAATGAAAGTCAGGGAACAAGCTCTGAAAGTTTTGATGACAAAGTTTGGTGGACAGATGGAGGGGTGTAAACCTAAATACTCCAGTCAATCAATCTATGAGTGTGCTCAAGACTGGGTATCTCAGGGCAACATGCACACTGCAGGGATTGTAAAATATTACGAGGCTTATTATGCAAAAGGTAATTAATGTATTAGCAGTTCTATCATTTGTAGGAACTGCTGGTATTATCGGTGGAGGAACAGTTGTTTATCTCCGTCGTGACGCTATCGCTGAGAGTGTCAAAGAACGTGTCGCTAAGGCAGCGACAGAGGCAATCGCAGAAGCACTTCCTGGAATGTTAGATGCTGCTATGCCCGAACTTCCTACTGCCACTGGTGGCGCTATTCCTTCTACAGGCGGTGCTGCTCTTCCATTTTGATAATCTATTATGAAAAAAATTATTGCGTCCCTGGTTGCTGCGGCAGCGGTTGCCCTACCTGTCCATTCAGGCCCAAACCACGACTCTAAGATCACCAAGGGTTATCATACTATGGATGCTATGGGGTGTATGCTACTTCGAGAGTGTACAAATGGAGTCAATAAAGTCGAAAGTATCGCAAGTATTGCTAGCGAGTATCCCGATAGTAATTTTGATCCTGTTGCTAATGAGTTCAACACAATGCTCGTCGCTCTTGAGCAGGTCGGAGTTGGGGTGTTTCTAGCAGACTCCAAGTACTTTCCTGTTGGACATCGTGGTGTTTATCATACTGTTGGCAACAACTTCTTTCTTAATCGCACCTTTATGCATCGACCACATACTCTTATGAGTGTAATGCGTCATGAGGGATGGCACGCCGCACAGGACTGTATGGCAGGAACTATCAAGAATAGTATGATTGCCATCATTAAGAATGAAGAAGACGTACCTAAGATCTGGCAAGATATTGCTACTGAAACTTATAAGGATATGCCACATGCAATTCCTTGGGAGAAAGAAGCAACCTGGGCAGGTAAGACTGAAAACATGACGATGGAAGCACTTCAGTCCTGTGCTGCAGGAACTATGTGGAGTGATTATGAGCCAACACCTCTGACACGTCAATGGTTAGTTGAAAACGGTTACCTCTCTAAATAAAGTTGCCTTACCCTAATTCAATGGAATCAAATCCAAAGAAGAAGGAGGAAACCAAACAGAATAAGTTTGACTGGGCAGATGAAGGTCTGTCGGCATTGGTGCGCGTTGTTATTCTTTCGTGGTCTGCAGCAATACTCACTTTAAATTATGTGACTATTCCTGGTGTTCCTCAAAAGAATATCGATCCCACATTTATAGCCAGTGTCTTCACTGGAACTTTAGCCACTTTCGGAGTTGTTCCTGCAAAGAAGGATAAGAAAGAAGAAAAAGATAAACCTGAATTGGAGAAAAAAGAAAAAATAAACTAATTGAGGTTAGTCAATGAACTTATCAAAATCATCTTCACAAGAACCACAAAAACCACAAGAACCATCAGCATCAAAGCGTAGTCCATTCAAATGGGTTGCTCTTGGTGTTGGTGGTCTTTTTGCTGTAGCACACATTGGAGTTCTTGGACACCTTTTAAAAAAAGAACCGCCAGTTCAATCAGTACCTACAATCAATCTACCTAGAGGTCCTTACTCTTCTTATAAGATTAAGGCAGGAAAGGATGGGTATGAGATTGAGTATCGTGCCAATGATCCAAAAGTATTAGAGTCTGAAAGATCTCTTGATCTTGACAAAGAGAAGAGAGGTCTCTTTGGTGGTGGAACTGAGCAACGCACAGAGTATCGTCGTGATCAATACACCATGGAAGGCACCCGTAATATGGGGCCAGGAGGTGCCGTAGCAAACGGTGAGGGAAAGAGTGCAAAAGACGTAGAGTGTTTGATCGCGGACGCTGGAGCACGGTCACAAGGTGCGATGGCAGGGACCGCAATTAGCACTGGAGTTCTTGTTCCTGCAGTAATGAACATTCCATATATTGGATGGTTGGCAGCAGGATGGGCCACTCTTTTAGGAAATCAAGTAGGAGAATCTATTGGTTCAGAAGTTGGTTCTGTATTTAATGATTGCTGATGAATCTCTTCTTGAGACCACTTGTGGATGTTAATGATATAACTTGGAGTATTGTTGTTTCTCTGATAATACTTCTTGCTGGCGTTTCGTATTACATATATACAATTATGAGTTATGCTTTTGAGGAGTTAGCAGATGCCGGATCAAATCAACAAAAAGGACGCAGATCAGGATCAGATGATAGCACTCCTGACACACAGGATTGAAGATGCTGAGAAGATGGCGGAAGAACTCCGTGATCGTGTTCGTAAATTAGAACGCTGGGTCTGGGGTGCTGGTGCTGTAATTACTGCTCTTATAACTATAGTTGGACTAGTCGAAGCAGTAGATTCAAAGGAGATCGATTATGGGCGCAATGGTTCCACCCAGCAGGAAGTCGTGTTACAACTTCCGCGTAGTTGAGATTAATAGAGTTCTTGATGGTGACACAATTGATGTCACCATTGATTTAGGATTTGATCTTTATAAGAAAGAAAGAGTTAGAGTCGCAGGTGTTGATACTCCAGAGAAACGCACTAGAGACTTAGAAGAAAAAGCATTAGGTTATGATGCAACTAACTGGCTCAAGGAGAAACTAGAAGGTGCTATTTCTGGTGACGACGAACTCTCAGTTAGAACTGAACTTGTTGGTGGTGTTGGTAAGTACGGTCGCCTTCTTGGTTGGTTATATATTGGAGATGCAGAATTATCATTAAATGAAATGATGATCACCGAAGGATATGCATGGGCATATGATGGTGGCACCAAACAAAAAGACTTTGAGGAGTTAAGAGAGATTAGGAGGCAGCATGGGACGCTTGTTTGAGTGGCATCGTAAAAAACTATACAGACCATTCAAAAAGAAATTCAATTTGAATGGTTATCAGATGTGTTGGATTGGTTTTGGTAAAGGACTTATTATCGGTGCTATATTGTTGTAATGCCACAGATTAATAATATTGATATTGATAACTTAAATATTAGACCACTGAATGTATACGTTCCTTCTAGATTAGTACGTGATCCTCCAGTGGCACTTCCCATTTACCCACCTGTGACATCGCAGGTGGGTGTTCCTATTGTCAACATGCCTGGATGTGTGGAGGCTCATATTGATAGTGGAGAAAACCAAACTCTCAAAGATGAAGATCCTAAGAACGTTAGGACATTTTGTGATGCAGGAACTCCATCATTCAGTCCAATTGATTATGATGCAAATAAATTGGAGTATGAGCATGAGGCACCAGAACCTCCACCAATTGCTCCACCCCAAAAACCTGATGCGCCAGAAGCAAACACACAGACACCTGCAGTACCCAAGACAGAGGAAAAAATACCAGAGTGTCCTAGTAGAGCACAGCAATTAAAAAACCCCATAGGGAAGATCCTAGAGGGCAATAAGAAAATTGTTAATTATGAGATGGTTGGTAAAGAATGTCTTCCAGTATTTGAGACACTTTCTATTCCTGATCAGATTGTTCAGAATATACCGTCAGCAGGTATGGTGACTACTACTGCATCAATCGCCGTGGTGGCAACTTCGTCGGCACTGCTTGCAAAACCTCTTGCTGATCTTTTGTTAAAAGTGGTGAAACCGACTGTGAAGAAGGTAATGAAGAA